GCTCTAATGTATGGAAATAACATTATCTCTGGTGCTGTTGTCCCTAGCAGCAATGCTATCGGAATGCACTTTTATCCTATATGGGAAGCTGGTACAATCGATGAATGGCTCTATAATGGAGGACCGTATCAGCTAGTTATATCCCATTTCCTTATTGGTATCTCAGCTTACATGGGACGTCAATGGGAATTATCCTATCGCTTGGGCATGCGCCCTTGGATTTGTGTTGCTTATTCTGCACCAATCTCAGCAGCCTTTGCTGTCTTCCTCATTTATCCTTTCGGACAAGGAAGTTTCTCTGACGGTATGCCGTTGGGGATATCAGGAACGTTCAACTTTATGTTTGTCTTTCAAGCGGAACATAATATCCTCATGCATCCTTTCCATATGTTGGGAGTTGCGGGGGTATTTGGTGGATCTCTTTTCTCTGCTATGCATGGATCATTGGTCTCCAGTTCTATTATCAAAGAGACAACAGATAATGAATCACCAAACTACGGGTATAAGTTCGGACAAGAAGAAGAAACTTATAACATCGTAGCAGCTCATGGATATTTCGGGAGGTTAATTTTCCAATATGCCAGCTTTAATAATAGCCGTAGTCTTCATTTCTTCCTTGCTGCTTGGCCAGTCGTTTGCATATGGCTTACCAGTATGGGAGTCTCAACCATGGCTTTCAATCTCAACGGTTTTAACTTCAATCAATCCATCATTGACTCAACTGGGCGAGTGGTTCCGACATGGGCTGACGTGCTCAACCGTGCCAACTTAGGATTTGAAGTTATGCACGAGCGTAATGCTCACAATTTCCCTCTAGATTTAGCAGCGGAAAAAATAACGGTAGGGTAAATTTAATCGCGCCGACCTGACCTATCATCCTCGGCCATTAACCTAATTTATTTTATCTTAATGACTACAACAACTGAACAAGGTGGACGCTTCAATCGTTATGCAAATGAACCGCAAGTAGAAGTACTTGACATACAGTATGCTGAGAACGCAGAACGTGTTAATGGACAACTAGCTATGCTTGGATTCGTTGCTGCTGTTGGCGCTTACCTATTCACCGGTCAGATTATACCTGGCGTTTTCTAACTACCGCGTCCGTTCATCCTGGTCTCAGGACGCATGCCGCCTAACCATGGAACGGGGGTTAGGTACTAAGGAGAAGATCATTGAAAAAGATCCAACTAAAGTATCGCGGTATACCTTATACCAAAAACACTTAAAAAATTATGAAACTTATTGCACTTGCAGCACTGACTGCATCAGCAGCCTTGGCTACACCTGCAACAGCGGGAGTCTTCGTGAACGTGGAAGCAAATTCTTCCCGCACCGGAAGCAATTTCGAATCTACCGTAACAGATCTACATGTAGGTTATGAAGGTGGTGGTGAACAGTTTGGTTATTATGTTCAAGGCGGTCCTGCTATCGTAGCAGTTGACGGTGTTGATTCTGATAACAGACTCTCCGGTAAACTTGGTGGTTCTTTCCAGGCCACTGAAGCATTTGGAGTTTATGGTGAAATCTCAGTACTTACTGCTGACAATGACACCAATAATGACAACTCCTGGGGAACCAAGATCGGAGCTAAATATAGCTTCTGATGAAAGTAAATGAATTATGGTTAGGGGTCTTAGGACTCCTTTCCATTTTTATTTTCATTGAAGGACTACACATGTATGAACACCAGCACTGTAGATCCTGTGAACCGTGCGAAATCACGGAAAACTACTAATGTCTTACGTAGCGGAACTACGTGAGGTCAATTACTCAATAATTAATTATGCCTTTTACAACCAACACTAGTCAAGGAATTGTTAACTATACAACTAACAGTTTCTATGATAAATCTATTATTATAGCGAATGATACTGATTCACTATCTTCTAATACTTTAGCAACACAAGATGGCTTTACTATAGCACTTGGCGGGTATGAAAGGGTGATGGGTAAGTATGTTCTCTGGTATGATTCAGATAACACTAATGAACTTAAGTTTATAGTTAGAACTGTAGCTCAATCTGATGGTACCACAGCTGTTGCAAGTACAATCTATACACAAGCAATCGCTAGTGTACTAGAATCTACTTCAGCTGCTACTTGTGCAGCTACTGCATTAGAATCATCAGGTACATCTTCTACAGATGGAACAGGTGTAGAGCTTGAAGTTGACATCGGTGCGGCTACAACTGGCACACTATTGACTGTAGATTTCAATGTTCTAAGTACAGCATCTACAAAAGCTAACTTAGTATTAGCAGCACGTAATACAAGCGGTTCTGGCGCAGGAACTCACTTCTTAGCTGGTTCACATGTATTGTATAAGAAGTGGTAAATTAATCACTTCGGAAGAGAGACACCTCAGAGTCGGATCTCTCTTTCATTGGCATTGGCCCGTACGCGGATACCCTTTGCCGTCTAGACGGTGGGAAAGACCACAAAACTTTTAAATTTTTCAATCGATTGAGAGCAACGTAAACAATACAACTCTCTAAATAATGGCTACGCTAACCCAGTCAGTAGTAGGTACCCTTAATAAGGCTGCCTCTGATACTTCTGGCGCAGTTGCATATGATACCAAGTATGCAACCTATTTGAAGCTGTTCTCAGGTGAGCTATTTAAAGCTTATGAGTCAGCAACTATAGCAAAAGGAACTGTACAAAACCGTCAACTAAAGAACGGCAAATCTTTACAGTTCATCTTCACGGGTCGCATGCAAGCGGCTTATCATACTCCAGGTGAACCCATTCTTGGATCGGGTGATCCTCCAGTAGCAGAGAAGACTATCGTCTGTGACGACCTTCTCATAAGCTCAGCTTTCGTATATGATCTCGATGAAACACTTGCTCATTACTCCCTACGTTCAGAGATCTCCAAGAAGATTGGACATGCTCTAGCTGAGGCATATGACAAGAAAGTATTCCGTACTATCGCACTAGCAGCACGCTCTGCTCACCCAATCACTGCATCACCAGGTCCAGAACCAGGTGGTTCCGTTATTAAGATTGGTTCGAACAATGAGTATGATGCTCAGAAACTAGTAGATTCATTCTTTGAAGCTGCTTCAATTCTTGATGAAAAGAACCTACCTAAGACTGGTAGAACTGCAGTACTCGCACCTCGCCAGTACTACGCTCTAGTATCTCAGGTCGATTCGAACATCCTCAACCGTGACTACGGAAATACACAAGGTAACTTGAATTCTGGAGAAGGTTTGGTATCTATCGCTGGTATCAACATCCAACGTTCTAACAACCTACCATTCCAAGCTGGTACAATTAATGCTGTAACTGGTGAAAACAACGATTATTCCGGTGCTTTCGCTAACCATGCAGGATTGATTTATCAGAAGGATGCAGCTGGTGTTGTTGAAGCAATTGGACCACAAGTACAAACAACCGGAGCCGATATTAAGACAATGTATCAAGGCGACTTGATCGTTGGACGTTTGGCAATGGGTGTAGGTACATTGAACCCTGCTGCTGCAATTGAAATACAAACTGCTTGAGGTTAATCATGTCAGTTAAACCAGGAACAACATCAAAGAGAACCATCTCTGCTGCAAATGGACTAGGATCTATTGACGCACCTTCTACCACTAAAACTGGAGTAGGTTCAGAAACAATGAATCCACCTAGTCCTTTAGAGTACGGTAGAACACTTCTTAATTATGCTACCGATTATGCAGATGCAAGTTCTCTATAATTTAATATAAAATATTATGGCTATTGTAAACGCATCTACAGCTGCAGGCAACAATGGTGTCTGCGGTCCAACTAAAGCACTGATTGATGCAGGTGCAAGTTTACCATACGCTACTGTAACAGGTACCCTAGCTGGTAACAATTTAGATGGCAACAAATCTACTGCTCTTAGATTTTCTGTAGCAGGAACCCAAGGTGGTTCTGTCGCTCTAAAATCTGAAGTCTACTCTGAGACTATGTGTTTCCGTACTGCCTATTCAGGGCAAGACGGTGATACTGGTGTTGAAGCAGACGGCGGTGATACACAAGCAAGAGGTGACTAACCTCAACACGGGGGACTTCGGTCCCCTTTTTTTTATTAACATAACTTAATTATGGCTTTCCCTACTACAAACGCTGCTCAAGAACTGCCAGCGGTAAATGAAATATTGGCGTCTGTAGGACAGGCACCTGTAACCACTCTAGATCAAACCAACCCTGACGTTGCGATTGCGTATGATACATTACTTAATGTGTCAAGAGAAGTACAGAGTGAAGGATGGATTTTTAACAAAGATGAATATGTTAAAATGACACTTAACGGCGATAATGAAATAGATATAGCTAATAATGTATTACAGATAGATCTACATGATGAAGTAGATGATGAATACGATGCCGTCAGAAGGGTTGATCCTAATGATGGTCAAGCTAAATTATACGATAAAGTAAATCACACATATACTTGGGATGCAACTGATTGGTCCGAAGGTGTGAGATGTAATATAGTCTATTTATTTGATTGGGTTGACCTGCCTAGACCTATTCAAGACTATATTGTAGCAAGAGCTGCTGCCATTGTATCCTCTAGAATAGTTGGAGATCCTCAACAGTATCAAATACTATCTCAAAAGGAACAATGGAACAGAGCACAAGCTATGGAATATGAATGCTCTCAAGGAGACTATACCTTCTTTGGACATCAAAGAGGTAAGAAAGTTTATGAGAGTTATCAACCTTATAAAGCACTATTACGCTAATGGCAGCAGTAACTCAAACAATTACGAATTATCTAGGTGGTGTTTCAAACCAACCTGATGATAAAAAATTATTAGGTCAGGTAACACAAGCAAAGAATGCCTATCCTGACCCTACATTTGGTCTACAAAAAAGACCTGGTTTTAAATATCTTTTAGAATTAAAAGACGGCATACCTACTGGTGGTAGTGCTTTTGATCAAACTGATTTAGATACCGGCAAATGGTTTTACTATAACCGTGATGCTGATGAAAGATACATAGGATGTATTATAGGAAATGCGTCTGCTGATACAGCTGCTATACATGTATGGAATGCAATTGATTTAAAAAAAGCAACAGTTAATTATACAGCAACAACTTTTACTATAACAGAAAGTGGCAACGCTAACTCTGGAAACAATGGAACCTATACTGGTGTAAGTGTTACCGGTGGTAGTGGTAGTGGCATGAAAGTAACATTAACCGTCAGTGGTGGTGAAGTTACAGTAGCTGCTTTACATACTGAAGGAACTGGTTATAAAAGAGGGGAAACTGTTACTGTTCCTAAAGCGAATGCAGGTAATACACAGGTAGATCCACAGCTTACCATAGCTACTATAAATTCTAGAACTTATTTAAACTCAACCGCTGCAAGTGATTATGATTTTCTAACAATTAGAGATACTTCTATTGTTACAAATAAACAGAAAGAAGTAACTTTACAAGCTACACCATCTTATACTGATAATAAAAAAGCTACTATTAGATTACATTTAGTAGAGTACGCTTCTAAATATCAAGTAGTACTAACTAAAGCTGGTACTACATATACGTGTACACTAGATACAAAATCTGGTGATACAGCTGCTTCAGATGCTGCTACTACAAACTTCTTAAAAGCAAATGATATACTTACTTCTTTAAAAGCTGGATCTAGCACAGGTGGTGCATATAGTCATACAAATGCAGGAAGTGGTTTAAACGGTATATCCGGTATAACAGCTACTATTGTTGGTACATCCATTGAATTAGAAGGTGATGGTGCATTCACAGTTAGCACTATTACAGGTGGTAAAGGTGGAAACGGTTTAACAGGTTATCAGGAATCAGTTGATAATGTAACTCAATTAACAACAGAATCTATTCATGGTAGGATTGTTAAAATTGTTAATACAGCGGATGCTTCAGATACATACTATGCTAAATTCGTAGCTAATGATGGTACTTCTGGTCCTGGTACATGGGAAGAAACTATAGCACCTAATGTTTCACCAGGTTTAGAAGGCAGTACAATGCCACACCAATTAAAGAATACTGATAAAAATGTATTCACTTTTGAACCTATTACTTGGATAGATAGATTAGTAGGTGATGATACTACTAATGAACACCCATCATTTGCTAATGCTACTACAGCAAAAACTATACAACAAGCATTCTACTATAACAATAGATTAGGATTCTTAACAGAAGATAATGTGTCTATGAGTCAATCTCAGGATTTCTTTAACTTCTATATGACCACAGCACAGACTTCTACAGATGCTGATCCTATTGATATAAGTGTGTCTAGTATTAGACCTGCTACACTGCATGGAATTATACCCACAGCTGCGGGTTTACTGTTATTCAGTCAAAATCAGCAATTTGTTATGTTCTCTGCTGAAGGTAATTTAACACCTTCTACAGCATTGATTCGTGGTCTTTCTAACTATCAGATGGATGAAAATATAGATCCAGTTGATGTTGGTACTAGTGTTAACTTTGTCAGTAAGACACATACAACAGCAGGTTTTACCAGGGTATTTGGTATGATACCTCAAGGTATGGGTCAAGCACCTAAAGTAGTTGATGTAGGTAGAATAGTTGCTGAGTATGTTCCTGCTACTATAACTGCATTGACAGCAAGTCCACAGAATAGCTTCATTGCTATGTATGGTACTACATTAGATAGAGTTTATTTCTATCGTACCTACAGTGATGGTGAGAAAGATATAATGCAGACATGGTTTGATTGGGAATTACCAGGTAATGCACATTTCATAGAAGTTGATTCAGATACTATGTACTCTATTATAAAAACAGGTACAGGAGCATCTGCTAGATATAATCTATGTAGCGCTACAATGACTCAAACTCCTGAGGAAGAGATTATTGTAACATCAGAAGGTCAGCAGGTTAACCCTCATATGGACTTCTATAAAGCTACTACTGCTATATCTCAATACCCAGTGGAAAGTGTTACTATAACAAACGGTGGATCAGGTTATTCAGGCACACCTACTGTTGCTATAGCAGCACCTGCTAGTGGCACCCAAGCTACTGGTACAGCGACTGTAGCTGGTAATGCTGTAACAGGTATTACTATTACAAACCCAGGTAAAGGGTATGATCCTGCTAACCCTCCAGCAGTTACATTTAGTGGAGGTGGAGGATCTAATGCAGCGGGTACAGCTGTTGTGTACGATGGTTCATATGCAGAGATACCATTTAGTAATTTAACTTCTTCACTTGAACCTGTTGTTGTTATTTCTGGTAATGCTACTTCTAACTTCTCTGGTACTACTGAATCAGGTTTCACTACTAAACCTGGACTCGCTACTGTAGGTAGCACTAATTATTATACAATACCTAAAAAAGATTTATCAGGTCAAGCTGCTAAAGTATTCTTAGGTTATAAATATAAGTATGATATAGCTTTACCTAAGATATATTTCCGTCGTGATCCAGAAAGAAAGGTATCTGATTATACTGCTAATCTTACAGTTGCTAGATGTAAGTTCTCTATAGGACAATCTAGTGTTGTAGGATTTAAACTTAAGAGAAAAGGTGTACAATCTAATACACAGTCATTTACAGGTGACGGTAGTACTACAGCATTTTCACCGGATTTTGATGTAAAAGATAAAAATGATGTTATTGTTAAAAAGAATAATGCAATACAAACCATAGTTACAGATTATACTATAGCAGATCACGCTTCTTTAGAAGATAAAGTTACAGTTACATTTGGATCAGCACCTGCTAAAACAACCTTCTGGGCACATAGTCCTGTTGGTACTGGTTATTCAAATGGTGCTGGTGTAGCTACTACAGGAGGATCTGGTACAGGTTTAACAGTTGATATCACTACTTCAGGTGGTGCTATAACTGCTGCTGTCGTTAACCAATCTGGTACAGGTTATAAAGTTAATGAACTTATAACTGTAAGCACAGGTGGTGCTAATGCAAAATTAATGATAAAAACACTTCCTGATTCTGTTGAGATTTATATGGATCAATGGTATACATTAACACCTACTCAAGAAGCTAACTACTACTTAGGTGATGATGTACCACTTGAAACCCAAAATATCTTTAGTGTACCTATACACCAAAAATCAGATAATTACACACTGAGAGTTTTCAGTGATTCCCCTTTCCCATTAGCATTGACTTCTATGTCTTGGGAAGGTAACTATTCACCACGTTATTATAGACGAACATGATTACTCAAGTATTATTAAAAAATAAAATAGGAGAATATAGACCATGGGTGCGATAGGTGATTTATTTGGCGGAGGTAGAAAAGCTGCAGATGCCAAGAAAAACGCTCAGATTCAGTTTAATGCTGAGATGGATAGATTTCAACATGAACTTGCAACTGTATGGGAAAACTACTGGTATGCACAAGATGAGCATGCTTATGCTGTATCTAACGCTCAACAGGAAATAGATTTTAGAAACGGAAGTGCTAGTAATGATTGGATCTACCGTGAAAGTATGCGTAGATTCAATTATAACAATGAAATTTCTGCTTATAATCAAAGTCTTGCGACTTACGAAAAGCAGATGGATTACAATAATTTAGCACTTGAAATAACAGCATCTGATAATACAAGAAAATATAATGAAAGATTAGTTGCCATAGGTCTTCAAAATGAAGAACTATTTATGAAGTATGGGTTTGATGTCCGTGGTAAACAGAAAGAAATTGAGAAAATAAAATCAGAAACAGCTTTTAAAGCACAGGATTTAGCTATAGAATCACTTGAGAAAAGGGGTGCAATAAGAGCTGGAGGTCAATCAGGACGAAGTGCAAGAAAAAATATGCAAGCTTCATTAGCTGCTCATGGCAGGAAGCAAGCGGTATTAGCAGATTCTTTATTAAGAGATGAGGATGCTTATACATTTGGTTTAGAAAAAGCAGGATCTCAGTATAATTTTAATAAAAAGCAATTAAATGAATCAACGCATAGTGCTAAGATGCAACATACATTTGATCAAGTTAATGCTGCATTACAGAAACATTCTGCTGATCTAGTTGCTGAAAGTCAGATACTACCTGAACCAATGGAACCACCACAACTACCTAAACCTTTGGAATTATACCCACCTAAGATTATGGAACCACAGGAACCGCCTAGTTGGGAGCGTTTTAAAACAATGGTACCGGAAGAAATGAAGGTCAGTTCACCAGGAATCCTAGAAACTGTTGGAAATGTTGTAGATGTAGGACTACAAGTATATGGTGTAGCTAAAGGATTTGGAGCATTTGGAGGAACAGATTACTCAAAACTGGGAAGTAGAGGTTGGGACGCATTTACTCCTAAAAAGTAACAACATTAACAGTAAGCTGTTAATTAATACAAAACAATTAAATCTAAATAATGACAAATTATCTTAATCAATTTGCAACGCAAAGAGGATTTGGAGCTAACTTAATTAAAGTTCCACAAGATAAAGCAGACAAGATTCGTAAAAGAGGTTTGCAATCTTTACGTTATCAGGAAGAAGATTTGAAAATGATTAATCGGCAAGCCGATAGAGTCATATCTCAATTTGAATCTAATAACAGAGTAGAAAAAGAAGCACGTGAGAGTAACTTTAAACTTAAACAAGAGTATGCTAACACATTAGCTGAAGCTAGATGGAGGAATTTTGAGACTAAGATAAAACAAAATGAACTCGATTCTAGAAGACCTGATCCATTACAACAGCTTCTTAGTATAACTCAAAAAGGTCAGCAACTATACGGTCAGATAGAATCTAACCGCAGAAAAGATATTGATCTTTACGCTGATACACTATATAGAGATTATGATATAGGTGCAGCAGCAGCAGAAAGGATTAGAAATGCTAAGAAAACAGGTAGACTTGATGAGTTATTGAAGGAAGATGCTGCTTCGAATGCTGTACAGAATGAGTTAGGTCTAAAACCTGATATACCATTAGAAATTATAGAACGTGTAGGTAGTGGTAGTGGTTACTTACGTGTAGCTATTCAGAATCAAGCTGCTAGACGTCATGTAAGAAATTTAAAACTTACATTACCTCAACATTTTAATGATGAAGATGTCATCCCTGGATTAAAACCAGGTCAAACTTATAATAATACTCAAGATCCTAAAGTTAAAGAGCTGATATTAAATCAACTTATATCTAACGAAAATCTAGATACGAATGGTAATAAAATATTCTCAAATAATACCTTCCATCTTATTGGTGCTCATGGGCCAGACGGTACAATTAATTCAATTAAAGCATCATTCATAGGAGCATCTGACGAAGCAAGGAGGCAGCGATCTTATAACGATAGACATAAACCTGTATTATATAGAGTTAAAGAATTCATAGACCAACCACAAAAATACGATGGACAAGGTTTCCAAGAATCGGTCTGGCATATGGCAGGCGGTCAGTTTGTAGGAGATCCTAACGTATCATCTGAAGCATTAGCTATAGGTAGACATAAAGTTACAGAGTCTGTTATTTGGGGTCTTAAGAATCAGGGACTTACTTGGGGTGAGGTAGAGCCGTGGGGTGAGGTACCTGTGAAACAACGCGGATCTAACAAGACCAAAAAATGGAAAGATCAGTTTCCAGGTGAGTGGTTGGAACTTAAAACAGCAGGCAAAAAAGCGGTTCAACTTGCATCGGAAGATTTTGAATTAAGATTAGGAGCTCAGAAAGAAGAATTATTTGATCATATGGAGGCTTTTGAAAAGTCTGATATTTATGATGTGAATACTTTAACTACTTTACTTCGAAAAACTATTGAAAAAGGAGAAGTATACGCACCACTTACTAAAAAAATTTCAGCAAGATTGGGTAATCTGGGAAGTACTGCTAAGGATAAGTCAATAGAATCTACAGTAAAACATCTAATTAATACTAATCAATTCGTACCAGATGAATTACTAAATGGACTTAGTCTTGGAAAACAGGCACGGTTAAGATCTTTAGCAGATTCTAATAACGCGAATCTACCTTCAGGCGGTGGAAGAGATGATGACGAAAGACTTGAGGGTTATGTTGATAAACTATTACATAGAAAAATTGGAACAGGACTTACTGGTAAAGAAAGTCCAACTCATGATGATGCAGTCAGATTAGCTAAAGACATAGCATCTGGTTATTATAAAAATATAATGATTTCATCTGGTGATCCTGCGAAAGCTTATGATGATGCAAAATCTCTTATTACTGACTATATTAACAACAACCCTGATTTTGAAATTTTAGATAATCTTGATGGTACAAGATCTTTTAGTGCTGTGTCACCTGATAGAGATTTAAAAGCAAAGGATGTGCTTGTTGATTTTGGACAGTGGGGTATTGAGTTAAGTGACAACCCAGATCTTATATTTTCAAAAAGATATGTCAGTAATATAGAATCTTTTTCTGCTAAAGTTAATAGAGGAGTTAATATAGAAATACCTCAATCTGCTATGATGATTCAATCACTAACCAGAGGTAAAATAAGTGCTATAGACGTTATGATTGCACAAAATGAATTAGCACGTAATGAAGAGATAAAGAGAAAAGGATCTACAAATATACAACCTCTACGTAAGGATTATATACAATTATATAGAAACGAAGAGAATAAAATTCATCCTAATTTAAGATCTCTTTTAGGACCTGAAATTCATAAAACTACTCAGGCTTATGTTGGATCTAATTATCTACCTCCAAATACTAGACATATTTATGATAAAATAGCACCTATTGTTTCTGTAGGAAGTCCTAATGCTATAGCAGGTGATGATTTAAAACTCAAAGATTCTACAGAAGAATTAGGATATAATATTACAGATATTACTATAAGAGAATCTTTACGATTAATGGAAAATGGTAAATTTAGTTCAGTAGGCACAGGTCAATGGGATTATGATAGGCTTCTGAAAGCATCTGAATTAGCTAATATATCTTTAGATACTAGATTATCTGATAATATACAACGAAGACTACTTAATACAACTATTAAAAATTCAGGTATTGAAGGGTTTCCTCATGCTAATATTAGTGAAGAGGATAGATCTACATTTAACGAATCTTTACTACATTTAAATAAAGAAAAAGTAGAAGACGTTGAACAAGCAATAGGCATTGGATATTGGAGATCTAGACTAGTAGTCAATAGTGATGCTTGGAACTATCTTAAAACCCTTCAAGATTTTAAATATGAAATGAAGGGACATCCAATGATAACAGAGGAAGTAAATTATGGAGAATGAATTTAATCCAAGTCCAACTACAGAACCTACTAATGATTATGAATTAGATCCTTATCATAAAAGAGATTCTGATTTTATAAAAGAAACTTTTAGGCAAGAGGAAGAGGATGAACTAACAGAGTCTATTGAAAATATAGAAGCTGCTAAACAAGCTGAAGAAGCAGAAAAGAACGATAATAAATGGGCTGCCCAAAAAGTATATGAAGGTGTTACTGATACATTAGATCAAGTTGGATTAGGTGTAGGTGATTTCGCCTTTGATGCTGTTGGTCTTGTACCTTGGTTAAAACCAGCAGAAGAATGGTGGGACAAAACTACCGCACAAAAGTCGGATAATCCTGCTCATAAATTAGTACGAGATGCATCTTCAGTTATTCTACCTAGTTTAATTGGTGGTACTTGGGTAGTAGGTGGAGCTAAAGCTGCTGTTGCTACTAAAACTGCTTTAACTTTACCTAAATTTGCTCATACATTAGGCACTGTTGCTGCTTATACTGGTGTTGATACTACTGTAGCTATGATATCATCTCACTCAAAGACAGATGACAATATGGCTGCTACTTTAAATAACTGGTTAGGTTGGAATATACCTTGGGCTACAAGAACAGGTGATGATCCTGATACTATGTGGAAGAAGAATGTTTATGAAGCTGCTGGAATGGCAGGTGCTGTGGAATTATTAGGAGCTGCATTTACATTTGGTAGAAAGGCAAAGTTATTTCCACGTGATGAAGGTGCTGAAGCGCTAATTTCTAAACAAGTAGAACAATTAAATTTATTTGAAGATCCTCTTTCAGCTGCTGTAGAACCAACTAGATCTGCAAGAAAAGCAGCACAGACTGAAGAGATGGTTGAAGCTATTAAAAAGGATCCTTCAGGTGAATCAGGTTATAATGCATTCATTAATGATATTGGTGAAGATACAGCAGGTAAAGCTGTAATAAATGCAGAAGCTAATCCTCTTCAAGCGAAATTACATCAAGCACAAATTCAAGGTAATGTAGGATCTTTACATGGTAGAGCAGCTTCTGTAGCTAATGAATCTTTTGTCAGAACTTATTCTAAGTATATTGACGGTAATGAACGCGCTAGACAATTAGATCAATTATTCGATACTATTTCACCTAATTTCGATGCTGTTGTTAGTAATGGTACTCAACCAGTTAAGATTACTGCAGAAGAAATGAATAGGTCTATAGATAATCTAACTGAATCTATCTATGGACAAGATATTAGTTTTAATGAATTTCAAGTTATTGTAGATGATATGAAGTCTAAGGTGTTTAATTCTAATTCATTCTTAGATGAAAATTCATGGGTAGCAGCTTCTAATGCATTTAAAGAAGTATATGAAAATATATTTGATCCTAATCAAATGAGAGCATCAGCAATGCTTGCACAACAAACTGCTGATAATGTAGTTGATGCTGCAGCTGCTGCTAAACTTTTAGGAGATGAAGTAGATACTTCTAGACAACTTGAAATTATGTTTAATAAAATGACTCTACTTGATAATGAAGTAAGAGTTAATAATTTCATTACTAAGAAAGCTTTAGAATATAAAAGGTTACTTAAAACAGGTAATTCAGATGCTGTAATAAGTTGGATGGGAAGACAGTCTGAACAATTTGATGCACAAATCAAACAGATCAGAGTTGATTCTAATAAAATTAATGATGAATTACTGAAAATAGCGAAATCAGATTATAGATGGTTTGGACCTCTTAAAGACGCTTTCTTTGAAACTGATGGTAATATAGATACTTTATATAAACTTAAACAAGTAGTTAATGGTAACATAAGTGTTATTAAAAAAGGATTTATAGATGGTGACCCTGAATTCCCTAGTCTCTTAGTTAGACAGTTACATGCTGCTAAAATTACTAGTTTACTAAGTGGTTTATCTCCATTACGTGCTGCAGTAGGTAACTCTACATTAACATTTGCTAAACCTATTTCTGTATTAGCAGGTGCAAAATCTACAGGAAGTGAAGAAGTATTTAAACGTGCTCAGTATATTTTTGGTGGTATAGGAGAGAACTTTAAGCGTGCTTTTAAAGTAATGCGAAGAGACTGGAATCTTGCTACTGCTTTTCCAGAAGAAGCTATGATGCGTGGACGTACAGATCTAGCTGCTGCTAAACTAGGACAATTTGAGTATATGGAAAGCACAGCAAGGGTATGGGAACAAGAAGGGGAATTAGGTAAGTTAGCTTTCTGGAATATGACAAAAGGTGTTACTTGGTGGAACAAGCAACCATTTGTTAGATATGGTACTAATGCCTTATTTGCTATTGATGGTATGACTAATTCTTTCATGGCATCTGGTATGGCACGTGCTAAAGCATATGATAGATTATTAAAAGATGCTAACGGTTCTGTAGATTTTGAAGACTTTACAAAATTACAACGTCAACTATATAGTGAAGCATTTGATGAAACAGGTAAGTTAACAGATGATGCTGCTAGAATGGCATCTTCAGAAATAGCACTTAACTTAGATAATGAAATAGTTAGTAAATTCCAACAGTTTTTAGAGCATGTACCAGCTGCTAAATCTTTATTTTTATTCCCTAAAACTGGTGCTAATAGTTTCGAAGTAGCTTGGTCATTTTCACCAACTAGTGCATTAGGTCCAGCTCTTACTAGAGCACGGCGGACATTATCTGCTAAAACTGCTGATCAGAAATTAAAGGCATTAAGAGAACATGGTATAGATGCCACACAAAATGCTGAATTAGCTTTCCAAACGCTTAAGTCTGAATATATAGGCAGACAGTTAATGGGATCTACTGTTGTAATGGGTGTAGGTTTATGGGCTTTAGAAGGTAATATAACAGGCGCAGGTCCAGATAATGACGCTGAAAAGCGTAGAATGATGGATATGGGTTGGAAACCTTGGTCTATTAAGAATCCTATTACAGGGGAATGGCGTAGTTATCAAGGATTTGAACCATTTGATAAGGTTATAGGTCTTACTGCTGATATTGTGTATCAAGCTAACCGTGTTGATGGATCTATTAGTGAAGATGCTCTTAGAAAGGTATCACATGCTATTAGTATGAATATGACTAGCAGCACATTTGTTAGTGGATTCGAACCTCTTGTAGGTTTAATATCTAGTGATGCTTCGGCATGGACACGTTTCTGGGCTCAACAATTAGATACTACTATACCTTATAAAGGTGTAAGAAGTGTACTTAATAATATTATATCTCCACAGTTACTTGAAGTTAGTAATGATTTCAAATCAATAATAATGAATCAGAATAAATTTATGTTTGCTGGTGCAGATAATCTTAAAGATAAGTTAGATATTTATACAGGTAAACCTATTAGATATTATGAACCTTTAACTCGTGCTGCCAATGCTGTGCTTCCTATGTTTAAATCAAATGGAGGTATGGAACCTTGGAGACAGTGGTTACTGAGCACTGGATGGGATGGTACACAATCTATAAAAACACATCCTGATACTAAACTACCTCTAGATTCTAGAGAAAAGAATTGGATTAATAATTGGATTGCAACATACGGTAACCTTGCAGTTCAAATAACTGATCTAATGACTAAAGAAGATGGTTTTTATCAGAAGAAGATGAACGAATATGATGAACTTAAAGGTCAACAGAAACAAGCTGATTTTCCTATTAAAAATTGGATAGTACATCAAGAGTTAGATAGAATACATAATACAGTATTTAAAAATGCTCTGCGTGCATTCCGTAGATATGAACGTGAGAATACAATAGTTGGTAGAGAGATGAAGAATAGAGATTTCTACCTAAAAACAGGTCAAGGTGACAAAGCCCTAGAAAAACAAAGACAAATAAGAGAGCTACTCAATTATTAAAGCATTATGGCTACAACTTCAAATTCATATACAGGCAACAATTCCACCGTTGACTTCGCCTTCACATTTCCATATTTAAATACTACTGATATTAAGGTAAGCCTTGATGGAGTAGTACAAACACTTACAACTCATTATACATTACATAATGCAACAACAATCAGATTTGGTTCAGCTCCAGGTACAGATGTTGCTGTTAAAATCTATAGAGATACTTCTTCTGATAACTTGGCTGCCACCTTCTACC